CGTCACGTTTGTGCATATCCTCCCCGACCGGGCAGTGTGCTCGCCTTTTCCTCCGCCTGCGCGTTCATCTCGGCGGCCGTGATGGCGTGCTTCCCAACTCCTCCCCTAAACTTGCGGGCCACTCCGCAGCGACGACAGCGCCCGCGCGCGCCAGGCGTCGAACGCGATTCGATATCCCAGACGTGCCGCTTCGTGAGCGACATGGGACACCAGTGACGGCAGCCGGGGCCACAATTATGGGTATAAGCCACGCTACACCCTCGGCACCCGCTCGCTCTCACGGCCGATGACCTCGATGGCGCGCACCTCGCCCACCGTCGCCAGATGGATGCGAGTCTGCTGCGTCTTGCGGCGCTTCGGATGCATGAACATGATGTCCTGGCTCGGTAGGTTGGCGGTCGGGCGGCTGCCCTCTAGCACCTGTGGGGACGGGCCGACGAAGCAGCCGTTCTGGATGACCTCGCCGCCAATCTCGTCCTCGGCAGACTCGGCGGTGTGCAGGTGGCCCTTGCACATGAAGTTGACGACCTCACCGACCACCGCGTTCATATGCAGTTTGTTGTCGAAGGCTCCCGTGTATGTCCGGCGCAAGCCGCCGATCTTGTGCCCGTGACGGAGGTAGAACGACCAGCCCTCGATTTCCGTCATGAGGAAGAACGGCCGGGCAATGTGGAAGTCCACCATACCGCCCACCAGCGACATGACGCCCGCCGGGGACGTATACTTGTCCGCGCCCTCGCCGTACTCGATCCACGCACCGCCGGTCTGCTTCGATACAGCCTCGGCGATAAGCTGCCACGCCCACAACTCCATGTTGTCCGGGCCGTAGGACTCGCGGTCACGGGCGGTGATGCGGCCGTGATTGCCGCGCACCTTCAGCCACACGGAATGCTCGAATCGCTGCGTGAGGTCGAGGATGATCTGGGTCATGTCCACCACGAACCCCGCGACCTGGCGCTCCGCCGATACCTCCATCTGGATGCCCTGCGAGGGGAACATCAGCCCGTGGCCCTCGAAGTCGTCTCCGAGCGCCAGTCCGTAGAAGCGCGGCACCTTCATGAAAATCTGCCGCATCTGCGCGAATCGCAGCAAGCCATCTCGCCACCGGCAGAGCCGTTCGCGGGCCAGGTCGATGTTGTACTCGCCGATACCGCCGCTGACCTTTCGGTCGATCTGGGAGCCATAGTGCAGGTCGGAGAATAGCGCCACCATCGACTCCGGCGTATCGAATCCCATCTCCTCAATCCGCGTCGCCTTGATGTGATCAGGCACCGCCCGTAGGCTGTCAGCGCTTTCCAAGATCAGGCCGCGCAATTCCTCACGGCGCTCCGTCTCCTGCTCCTCACGGGACGGCGGCTTGTCCTTCACCTCGAAGGGCTGGCCCTGAACGCGCTTGCGCTTGAGCACATCCCGAATGATGTCCCGCGACAGGTCGATCCCATAATCCTTGCCGGAGAACGCCTGGTTCACCGCGGCCGCCACACCATCATAGTTGGCGTGCTCAGGCGCAGCGCCTTCGGCGAGAACGCGAATGTGGGCACGCACAAGCTCCCGTAGCTCTTGTGGCATATCACGGAGACGGGTGTACATCAGCTTAGCCATGCTCATTCTCCCTTCGGTGGTACGTTGTTGCAGCCCCACGCCGCAATGCAGGCGGCGTCGTAGGCGTCCTGCGGCTGATCGGCTGGCACCCCTAGCACCTTCTGTGCGTAGGCGGCGATTTCTTCCTTCGAGGCATTGCTACCGCCGAGCAGCCCTTTCTTCCAGATGGTGTTATCGATCAGCGAATGATCGATCTTCCGCCGCCAGAGGTACGACCGGATGATGCCCACCACCTGGGCCTGGTCGCGGAGGGCCTTGGCATTGGTCTTCCCCCGAAACTGTGCCAGCACCGGGGTCTCGACATAGACCCATCGCACTCCCTGCCAGATGACCGGCGAATCTTCGAGTAGTGCCGCGAGCGCCTGAATTCGGTCTTCGGCTCTGCGCCCGGCGGCCTGAAGGCGATAGATGTTCGGCCCGCCGTCGTCCAGCACCACGATCTGAATCGCCTTCGTGTCTGGGTCGATGCCCGCAATCCTCATGCCTTCGCTTCCTCCCCCTCCTGTGGCTCCTCCGGCTGGTCGGGCGCACCCTCATCAGCCGGGTCAAGGTTCAATTCGCTGACTCCGAGGCGCTGCACGTCCTCGTGGGAGGCGAGCCGGACAGCCTCGCGCCCTGTAATCAATTCATACAACACTTGGCGGGTCTGATGCAAGACGTCCTTCGCCCACTCGCCATCCTCGGTAGACACGAAATTGTTGATGATCATGACCTCATCCTGATCAATAGGGAAGTCGACGTCTTTGAGGTCGGGGTCGGACTCAAGGGAGAAGTGGGCGAGGTAGAGGCGCGCGCAGAAGTCCATCACCCTGCTCGGCGCGGCGAAGGTGGCAGCGGGATCAACGAGAGGCCGAACCGCTTCGCGCAGACCGAGGCAGATGTCCCTGCTCAGTCGGAGGTGTTGATATTCTCGTACCACGCCCTCACCCATCCCGCTCAGTCCTCGTACTCCTCGTGCTCCAAGAAATCGTGCTGCGCGAAATTGTATTGAAGATCAACAACCTCATCGACCTCATCGACCTCATCGACCTCATCGACCTCGCGGTAGAATGCGCGCACCTCGAAGTCGTACTCTAGGCCCTCCTCCTTCATCCAGGGCAAGTAGATGTGATTCCACTCGATACAGAGCTTGCGCTTCAACCGGAGCGGGAGCGCAATAAGCGGGAGCGGGCGCGTCTTCCAACCATTCGGCCGCCTGTCGGTCGGCATATCCTGGAACAACTCGCAGAAGCGCCGCAGGTTGGCCTTGCTCGCTTCGTACTGCCCAGGCTCCGGCACATCCGGTGAACCGCTGCCGATCCACGTCACGAAGTACACACGCTTCATGCGCGTAGCCTCGATGTCAATCTGGTACTGGAAGCCAGCGACACGGCGCACGGCCTCCTCATCGGTCAGCCGCACACAGAAGAGACAATCATCGGCGACGATGGCTGGCTCCTTCCAGCGCCGCCGCCGGTCGATCTCAACCGTGGTCGTCTGTTGTGGTTGCCGATACGGATGGCCCACAAGATAACCAGCGTACCGCTGCGCAATCAGCGTGTGTTCGTTCGCTAGCTCTCGCGGCGGATGAACCGTCTGTTGTGCCATACCTACTCCCGAAGCCGACTACGGACGGCTGTAACGCTCAGCATCCTCGCGCTGGCTGGGGCACAGGCGCTCAGGGTTGTAGTGACGCTCCGGGTCAATCGTCGGCTCCACGCGGGTCGGAGTCTGGGTCGGGGTCTGGGTCTGGGTCTCGGTTGCCATCTGGTTGCCTCCTTGTCAGGATACCCCATTATAGCACGTCAGACGGCGGCCGCCACCTCTTGTGCCTCTGCCCCTTTGATATGTCCTCCGCAATCTGCTACAATACATGAGCCATGAGATGCACCAATTGCAGCAAAGAACGCGATACAGCGTCGAAACTGTGTGAGCAATGCCGCGAGACGAGTCAACGTGCCTCGCAACGACATCGGGATAAACTGGCAGCGGCTGGGCTGTGCCGGGACTGTGGCCAACAGGAATTGTCCTCCAAAAAATACTGCGCGATCTGCCTGCAAAAAAGGGCCGAAGCGGGCCATCGCCTTCGACAGCAAGTCATGGAAGCCTATGGCGGACGATGCGTCTGCTGTGACGAGACGGACTGGCGGTTTCTCACCATTGACCATACCGAAGACAATGGGGCCGAGCATCGCCGACAGATCGGCCCAGGAGGAGCCAACTTGTATCGCTTCCTCCGGGACAATAATTGGCCGCGCGAAGGTTTTCAAGTGCTCTGCGCCAATTGCAATGTAGCTAAGCATCAGTTTGGTTTTTGCCCTCACCAGGATTCTTCAGCACCTCAACTTCGGTAACGGCTCGCGCCACACGAAATCTATAAGCCGCGTCCGCCGCGTCTACATACTCTGGTTCTTGAGTAACCATCAACAATTGGAAGCCGAGCCGATCAATGAGCGCGGCCATCATCTCCGCCAATGGATGACGGAACTCGATGCTGAGGTGGGCGAACGGCTCGTCCAGGACGAGTACGAGCCGCAACAGCGGCCGGGAGGCCATGATCAACAGGACGCGGAGCAGGAAGGCAATGATGCCGATGTAGCCGCCACCCTGGCCCGTCATGACGTCTTCCTCCTGCCCGTCCTTGATGAGCACAAATTCCACGGCGCTCATATCCGCCTTCGTTGATGGCCTAATCTGTAGTTGTAGCTCCTCGCCGAACACGTGAGACAGACCCTCGGAGACGATGGCCTCGGTCGACTTCTGGAACTTGCGCTGCCAGACCTGCTCCATCCCCTGAAGCCGGTCGAGGACGGTGCGCAGAATCTCGGCCTCATCGCCAGTCGCGGTGACGCGCTCCTCGGCCTCGGCGAGCGTGGCGGCAATCGCCTCCCGCGCACCTTCGTGCCGGGCCAGTTCCTGGTTGAGCGTGGTGAGACGCGCCTGGAGCCGGGCCGCGATCTCGGCGACCTCAAGCAAGGACGGATTCGGCTTCGTCAAGCTGTCCCTCCAATTGCCCTAGGTCTTCCCGGATGCTTTCGATCAGTCGGTTCTCCTGGCGCTCTAGATCGCGGTCAGGATCGAGACCTAGTTGCTCGATGGCGTCGTCAGCGGCGGTCAACTGATCCTCGGCCGCCTTCTTCTTCGTGCGCGCCTCGGTCGTGCGCGTCTTGGCGCGGTCGACGCGCTGGCGCAGATCGAGTACCTGTTGGGTTGGATCATCTTTAGCCATAAACACCCTCCGGGCCGTGGCGGCGGCCATCACGCACATTGAACCCCCCGTGGCCGGTCGTTGGCGCGTGCCCCGCGTCCAAATCATAGCAGCACCGGGCTCCTAGCCGCTTGGCCTCATCGCGGAGAGCGATGCCGCACTCGTTGCACCATTCCACACGCTTGCCGCCGATCATGTCCCAGACACACTCGCCTGTCGGACACGGGTTCTCCGGGAATTCCGTCGGATCATGATGAGGCATTGATCGGCCTCCGTTCCTCGGCCCGGCAGTCCTGGCAGCGGTCGCCGTCTTTCTCTACCAGTTCATCGCAAGACCGGCAACCAAAACCCTTGCCGTCACGACACGCCTCACAATAGAGCTTGTCCCCGACCACAAGCCAATCGCAGTCGGTGGCGTGCCCCTGTGCCTTTTCAGGACTGGGGTGATGAACGATGTAGTCGGTTTCAAGCTCCTCGCCGCAGCCATCACAAACTGCGATGTAGCAAGTCATCTTCGGCGTGGCCATCTAGTCCTCCTCCGCTTTCGTCAGATAGTACCTCAGCCGCGCGACGACCTCCTTCGGATCGTCCTTGGTGTATCGAGCAATTAGCTCCTCCAGCGGCGTCTCTTCTAGCTCCAGGGACGAGGCCAAGTTCTCGGCGAAGTCCCCAAGCTGCCGCTCCGGGGCCACCTCCTGGTCGAAGAATACCTCCTCGGCCGGGCGGGCGGACATGAGCGGGTGCCGCTCGAACTCGATCTCACCATGATCGAGCGTTACAGTCAATACCTCCGGTCGCCGCTCCAGATTGTGCTTGGTGCGCTCAACGCGGGCGACACTGCCAATGTTGGCGTACCAGCAACCGGACGGCAACTGATGGATGCCCAGGTCTCGATGATCATGCCCGCACAAGAGCACGTGCAGCAATTCGGTCGGCAGCTTGTCGGCATTGTGGTGCGGATAGATGGCGTCCTGGCCCGGCGGCAGAATCATAGCATGGGCAACCATGATCGTGTACCCGTTCTTGGGCCGCATCGCTACCTCGTCCTTCTTGAGCTTGAAGATGTTCGAAAGGTTGTCAATGTACGGCTCCCAATTTCGGGGCACGAGCAGCACCTTCTCGCCGCCCTTGACGGGCTCGATGACACGGGCTTCATCCAACCAATTGAGCGCGCCTGACTTGACCATGACACCGAACGGCATAGTGAATGCCGAGTCCGCGCCGGAATAGGAGAAGTCATGGTTGCCGCCAACACCGTAAATCTCGCAGGGCCGTCGCCGGTACAAGTCCACGAGCCGCACCAGCAGCCGGTTGATGTTGACGACGCCCCGGAACTTGTGGAACCAGTCGCCGGTGTCGACGATGAAGTCACAGCCGGTGCGGTCAGCGATGTCGAACGTCTCCTCCTGCTTGGCCAGAATGTCGTCCATGTAGGACTCCGTGCGGCCGAGCGGTGGCCGGTCGGCGTTGTGCAAGTCGTTCCTGACAAGGAACTTAATGCTCATGTTCCCCCCACGTTTCCGTCGAGCCACAGAGCGGGCAAGCTCCTAGCTCCTTCACCAGCGCGTTGTACTGATCCTCGACAGCCACGAGCGCGATTCGGGCCTCCTCGACCTCCTGCTCCGCTGCCTCGGCCGCCTCCCCGCGTTCCCGCGCGTCAATCACCGCGTTCACCACGTCATCCAGCACGGCCACGCGCTCCGACAGGACTTCAATCTCCTCCATTCGCGGGAGAGTCAAGTCGGCGATGAGCAGGGAACCGGCGATGTCTTGAACAATGTCGTCGGCCTGCCTGACGATGCCAAGTTGCCGATCAATGGTGCGCATCAACTTATTGGCCCGCTCCATAACATTGCGGACACGCCGCACATTCGGCAATTCACCAAGCTGCGCCTTTACTCGCTCGACCTCCGCCTCGGCCGTTGTGTGATCGCGCTCGACGCGCTTCAGATCGCGGCGGCAGTCCATCTGCCCCTCCACCAGCACCGAGAGCTTGGTGAGCTTGGCCAAGGCGCGGGCGGCGAGCGTCGAGGATTCAGTGAGGAGCAGCGGCGGGTCGTGCTGTGACTGGAATTGAGGCGTGAAGGACACGCTCTTGTCGATCTCGATCCGCCGAATGCCCAGCGTATTCGTGATCTCCTCCGGCACCGCGCGGCCAACGCGCGTGTACACTTGGTCATCAGATGTGTAAGTCGCGCCCTTGTCGCGGGGCTTCTCCCACTCGACCGTCTTGCCGCCGTCGAGCGTGAGCCGCACCCCCGCCTTCTGCTGCTTGTGACGGATGAAGCGTTGCCCCACTTGGTTGAAGCAGAGTCCTTTGAGCGAGCGGATCAAGGAGGACTTGCCGTTGCCGCTCGGCCCCACGATCACCGTGAAGCGGCCGAGCAGCAGGTCAATGTCCTCAAGGGACTGGTAGTCCCGTACCTCGATCCGTTCGAGCACCTAGACCGGCTCCATTCCGGCGTCCGGCTCCGAGTAGATAACGATGGCCTGCGTCAACGTGGCAATGGCCTGCTGCACATCAACGTATGTGGACCACAACAGCAACGTACATGGCCGAGCGAGGTCGTCATCTCGGCGGTCGTGCTCGACGACGATCTCACTCAGGCGCTTGGCAGCGTCGGCCACGTCCGTGCAGGCTTCCTGCATCATCTCGGCTTCGACAGTGAGTGAGCACTCGCCGTCATGGGTGCAGCACTCCTCGCCATCAATCAACCCACTGACCTGACACATTATGCCACCTCCGGGAAGCGTTTGCGTACTGTCTCTGTCCAGAACTCCTCGCGGGCCGCCACAGCAATGCGCTCGCGCAGCCCCGGCGTGTCCGCGAGAATCTGATGGAAGTCCGTCTCATGGAACGACTCGTCGACGTCAGCCATCTTGAACCAGGAACCCTTCTTCTGGATCATGCCGAGCTTCACGGCAGCCTGGAAATGGGCGTGATCATCGTCGAAGCCGTAATCGAACGTCACCCGAATCTCGGCCTTGCCGAACGGGTTCGAGCACTTGTTTTTGCTGACCTTGGCGCGGGCCATGATGCCGTAGGCCGGACTATCCTTGTCCCCGCGTCGCAATTCCTGCGCCTTCCGCATGTCGATGATGGTGCTGGCGTGGAATTGTAGCGGGTGCTTAGCAACCATCGTGCTCGTATCCCCACCACGAACCATGCCAGTCTGGATATTCTCCTTGTTCTGGTTGACGATGACCAAGACGATGTTCTCCTTGGCCACGATGGGAATGATGCGCTTCAGAGCAGCACTCATGATCTTGGCACCCTGCCCGATGGCCTGGCCTTCTACACCGAACTCGCCCTCAGACTCGGCCTTCGTCTGCGTACCGCCCACGCTGTCCCAAACGATGGTGGCCAGCGCGTCCGGCGCCTCCTCCCGCACCGCCTTGATGCTCTTTTCGACCAACCGGATCGCCTCCTCCATCGTCTCCGGCTGCGCAATCAGCAGGTCTTCGCGGGCCAGGCCCAGGCGAGCAGCACGGGATTCGTCGAACGCGAATTCGGCGTCGAGCAAGATGGGGACACCGCCGCGTTGGGCGGTCTCGGCCAGCAGGTGCGTGGCAAGCGAAGTCTTGCCGGAGGACTCCCAACCACGCACCACCGTCAGGCGGCCGACAGGGATGCCCGGCATGTTCAGCGCCAGATCGAGAGCCAGGTTCTGGGTCGAGAGATAGTCCTTGGCCCCGGCCACCTCGCCGGTCAGGATGCTCGATTCCTCGCCCTCGCTCTGGCGAATATGCTGGACTACCGCGTCAATGAGACGGGCGGGGCGCTCCTCGCCCGTCTCATCCCTCTTGCTTCGTCGCATCTAGTCCAAGTCCTTCACGCGGCCGCGGACTCGGCTGCTGCCGGAGTTACCCCCGCCGCTGGACGGCTTGGGCTTGCGGCTGCGTGGCTTCTCTTCCGGCTCTTCTTCCGGCTTCTCCTCCGGCTCTTCCTCCGGCTTCTCGCGGGCACGGCGTCGGCGCGGCTCTTCTTCCGGCTTCTCCTCCGGCTCTTCCTCCGGCTCCTCACGACGGCTCCGACGACGTGGCTTCTCTTCCTCCGGCTCGTTTTCGTCGTCGTTGTTGCCGTTATCGTCCTTCGACTCGGTGCGGCTGCGGCCGCCCGACAGGCCCTTGTACGTGCGCTCCATCTCCTCGTCAGTGAGGAAGCTCTGCACCTCGGCCAGATTAGGCAACTCGTACTCCTCGTCCGCGAGAGCCCGGAACAACTCGGCGACGCTGGCGTTGCGGCTGTCCAAGAGTTTTTCGGACGGGAATGGCTTCGGCCGCGTCGGAGTGGCATCGTACTTGGTGTTGATGCCGCTACCGATCTTCTCGACGATGATGTCGAAGCCCTCCGTGAAGGACGTGAAGTCGCCGTAGTCCTCCTCGTTGAGCCAGAACTTCTTCAACTGCCGGAAGATCGTCTTGGGGCAGGGCCAGACCTGCACGCCGTTCTGGGGCTTCTCCAGATCGACGATATTGAGCAGGTAGCGGGGGCGGGCACCCATCGCCTCGGCCTCCGCCTTTTCGTCGTCGTCGCCCTTTGCAAGACGCTTCACCAGACGATCCATGTAGCAGGCCTCGGCTACGCCGGACATCACCGGACACGGCACGGCCCGCTCATCAGGGCCGACATTGAAGTGAGTCCCCGTGGCGAACCAGAACTCCTCCACGTCCTCCGCCCACGGCGGCATGACGCGGATGTGGCTGTCGCCCTCCGGGGGGTTCCAGAAGTCCGCGCCTCCCCCGACCGGCGCATTTTCAACCGCCTCTCGACTGGGCGTACCGTAGCTCATGTGTGTGTTCCTCCTCCTATGATAGTCGGCTGACGATCAGCGTCAGCAATGCGGCGACGGCCAGCCAGTAGCCAGTGCTAAGAGCCAGGGTCGCCAAATGGCTCACTACACGTTCGACGGGCGTTTGCCCGAATTGCCAGCGCAACAGCAGCCACAGGTTGAGCAAGTCCATGCTAGTCATCCTGGGCGCTGGATCGCTGCGCCCGCACCGCGTCCACCAGCCGGTCGAAGTCGTCCCAGCTAACATCCACGGCCTTGCCATCGAGCACGATGCAGACACAGTTTTTGGTCAGCGTGAAACTGATCTCCTGTGTCTTCACCGGAGCCGTCCGACTGAGTACCACTACCGGATAGATGGCTTCGTCCAATTTCTCCTCAGTGACCTCGATGTCAGTGCGCTCTTGCAACACCATCTTAGTCCTCCTCCAGCTTGTATGCCTTGCGCATCCGCCGCGCCGTTCGCTCCAACAGCCGGACGGCGGCCTCCGCCTCTTCCAGCGGCCGGTTGAACGGCGTGTGTCCGCGCCGGGCACTCGATAGATGCCCGCTGATGGTCTCGACATCAGCCTGCGCGACCTTGAGTGTATCTGCTCGACTCGCCATATTAGCCCTCCCTCCCCACAGCCGCCATCTCTGCGCGGTCGCGGTTATTCACTGCGATAAGCGCCTGGAGCCGCTGCTCTAGAGCGCGCTTGATGACACCGAGGTATCCGGCGTTGCGCCGGGCCTCGAACATCTCCTCCTGCGCCTCCTCGTACTCCGTCTCGCGGAGGATGCGGCGCTGGATGATGGCCTCCGTCACCTTCTCGTCGTCGTCGCGGGCCTCTCGCCGCAGCTTGTCGTCCAAGTCGGCCTCGACGCGATCCAGCCGTCGCTTCTTGGACAACAGCAGCACATCCGCCTCCTCCGAGAGAATCGACCAGTAGGAGTAGAGCGACGGCTGCTCAGTAAGCTGCTCAATGACGTGCGTCGGATCGACCTTGAGCGCAGCGTAGGCTTCATCCAGGTCGAAGGGAACGCCATCGACCTTGATCTCGCCGTCGACCGGCAGGCTCTTAGGCGCTGGCATCGGCCACCTCCAAGACACGCTCGATAGCGGCGCAGAGCGCGGGGATGTCCCCACGGACGCTGGGGATCACAACGTCGAACTCGGCCTCCTGCCATTCGCGCTCGCTAGCGTGCGACAAGCGCGCCAACGTCACCTCGCGGGGCTCACCGTGCGCCTCGGTATAGGTGAGCACGTCCTCGACGGACATGTCGACCTTGATAACGAGGAAGCCCCAGTCGTGCAGCATCTCGATCTCGTTGTGGAACCGCACGTCATTGAACACGAGCGGACAGTTTGAGGCACCACGATGCAGATCAATCTGCTGCTCGGCCTGCCTAACCCAGTAGTTCGGATCAGTGGCCCGGCGGAACTCAGTGCCCCAAACTTGGAGCACCGGCCGCACCTGTGAGCGCAGCGGTTCTTCATCCAGATCGGCGGGCGGGCAGCCTACCCCACGTGCGACTTCCTCCTTGAGCGCGTGAGCGAAGCCGAGGCGCGTGTAGTTGTACTTGGCGATCAGGTAATCGGCGATGGTGTCCTTCCCCGACCGCATGTATCCCGCGAGACCGATGTCTGGCAACCCCATCATTACCTCCCCACCATCAGCGTAATGAACTCGGCGATGGAATCGACTTCCTCGATGCCGTAGGCACCGGCGCTCGTGAGGCATTCGCCATCCGTCTCCTCCGCACGGCGGGTGAAGAAACGCTGGTTCCAAGGCTGCCGCAGGAGGTATACCTTCGCGGGACTCTGGAGCGCGATGCTCGTGACATGGGCCACCGCGTCGTCGAGGTGGAAACGGATGTCCTTCTCCGTGATCACGCCCGCCTTGTCCGGCGTCAGGATCACGTGGGCCGGATCGGCGGGCAGCCCGTTCTTCATGAGCCATTGCAGCGTGATCTGCGTTAGCTCCACCGTGTTCTGTGATCCGAAGCTGAGGTTCCCGAAGAAGGAGCGGGAGGAGACCCAGAACAACTCGTGGCCCTGAGCGGCGGCGCGCTGGATAGCGGCCCCGTCCTCCGGCGACACCAAGCAGCCCAGCCCGCCGAAGAACTCTTCCAGATTGGCGCTGATGTACTCCCTCAGCGCCGTGTTGAGGGCGGCCTGGCGCTCCCGCATGAAGACGTCCAAGTCTTCGGGCGTCAAGTCCATCGGCTGTGAGAGCGGGCGGATACCGATCTTCTTCGCGGCCTCCGCGCGGGCAGCGAAATAGTCCGCGACCACGCCGTCGATGTCAAGTGAATAGCGTGCCATCTGGTTTGACCCCCTTCTGCTGGCTGCGACTAGAATAGCGCCAGCGTTTCACTCTGGTATTACGGACTCCCCTCGTTTCGGCCAAGAACCGTTCCGCCTTCAGCGCGGCCTCCTCCGGGTAATGGGCGGCAATTCGTTTGACCCAACACTGGATGCGGAGCACATCATCGGTGTTCTCCCCCGGCAGGGTGCCAGGCGGATCATGCTCGACGAGGATGTCGAAAAAGGTTGGTTGGCGAACGATGACGTTGGGTGTGTCCACGCTTTCCACCTTACAGGGCCTCTCCCTCGTAGGTCAAGGGCTTTCGGGGTGTTTGTGGTGTGTTGATCAAGTTGATCGTGTTGATGCCCTCCCTCATAGTGATCGCGCGCCCGTTAGGGGGGAACATCTCAGAAGAGAAGAGAGTATTATAGAAGCGAGAGCACGTCCGACCCCTAATCAACATGATCAACAGATCAACATTCCCACTTTTCCAGGTATGCGAGGGCAGATTCATGGAACCGTCGATTCTCCACGAAGGCGAGTGCATAATTGCACCGGCGGCAGAGGAGGCCACGAACTTGCCCGGTGTCATGGTTGTGATCAACAGAGAGCCATGCTCGCCGACCATCCCGGTCGCGCGCCCGCTCCGGCTGGCGACAGATTGCGCAGACGCTTCCCTGCTCCTCGAACATCTGCCGGTACTCCACGATCCGCAGCCCATATTTTCGGAGTAGGTGCCTCCGCCGTTCGTAGCCAGTTCTAGTCTGCAAGGATGTAGCCCCTGGCCACGTTCTGAATGACCCCCAACGACTCCATCGCGTCGAGGATGATCTTCAACTGCGGTGTCGGCACGCGACGGAAGTGCTGCTGGAGATCGCGCTTCTTGATGGGCTGCTGCTGCGCGATGTAGTCCTTGATCTGCTCCTGCCACCGCGCCTGCTTCTCCTCAATGAGTTTACCCATCAGCGCGCGCGTCACGGTCTCGGCATAGCGGGCCGCCTTCCAGCCCAGGTCGATGTCCTCTCCGACGATGGTGTTGCGATGGCCCTCGGTCATGACGGCGTAGAGCAGGGCAAACTTCATGGCGTACTCCGGCACCCGTTCGGTGGCGGCAATCTCTTGCTCATCGCTGCCCTCACGCCGCCCCTCCATCCACGTGAGGTAGTTTTCGTCCCAGACCTCTTCGGCGTCCGAGGCCAGGGCAAACTCGACGTTGTACGTCTTGCCGTCCTCCCCCGCCACGGCCTCGAAGGCGTCACGGATGTGCGCAATGACCTTTGCCCATACCTTCGGTGCAGGCGGACGGGTGCGAGGCAGCGGCTCGACCTGATGGCCGTCCACGAACAGGATGCGGTTGCCGAAGCCGCTCGTCCACTCGATCTCGTCGAAGTGCTGGCTGAGCTTGCTGAGCGTGCTGTCCGAGAGGATGCTGGTGCAGGAGTTGACGAGCACCAGCGGGCGCTTGCGCGTGCGGAGCCGGATGTCCTTCGGGCAATCGAAGGCCGTCAACAGGTGCGGGATGAACCCCGCGCCGCCGCCACCGGCGGTGGCCTTTGACAGCAGGCGGCAGAACTCATCCTGGTGGATAAGCAGGCGGCGCTCTGGCTTGCCCATCAAGTCCTCTTCGTCAAGCTCGTGGCCGTCCCTTGTCCTTTCCTTCCAGCCCATCATCACCTTGATGGCATCGTACTCGTCCTGGCCCTCGGCGTCCGCAAACACAGCCGCCTCTAGCAGCCCCTCGGCACTGCCCATCGCCTGCTCAATGGTCAGGGCCGTACCAGGGAGCCGGTCGACGTCTTCCTTGTCGTACAGCGCCTCCACAAGCTCGATGGCCCGCGAGTTGGCGGTGGACTTGAAGCTCGCCGTCGGGCCAATGAGCACGGTGTACTGATTGGGGTACAGGCGGCGGCTCTGGTAGACGAAGGCGCGGCGGCCGAACACGGCCCCAATCACGTTCATCAGGGCGAAGAAATGGTACTCGTCGCAGGCAGCGGTGTTCAGGCGCAACGACTCGCGGTAGTCCTCCCACGGCTGCACCCAACATTCCTTCGGCAGACCGGCCGGGTCGTGGTTCCGTCGTGTGCGCTCGGCTTGCTTCTTGTCGCGGGCGGGCATGTCCTCGGCGGGCCAGACCTGCTTCTTGGTCTGGTCGAGCGCCTGCTCGAAGGCATCCGGGTCGCCCTCGACGCGCAGCCACAAGTCAGTCAGGTCGCCGCCTTTGCCCAGGTCTTCAGGCAGTTGGATCGTCGTGACCGCGAGGCCCGCCTGCGCCAACTCGACCGCCAACTTCTCGGTGGACTCCGCGCCGGTCGGGTCAACGTCGTAGATGACGTAGACCTCCTTGATCCCTGCCTCGGTCAACTTGTTGATGGCACGTTGGTTGGGCATGTTGCCCTCGCCCGCCAAGAAGCTGATGGCCGGGAAGCCCGCGCGCGTCATGATCCAAACGTCCGGCGCGCCCGCACAAACGTAGACCAATTTCTCGCGGGGCAACTTGGGAATGACGCGCTGCAAGTTGTAGACGAGGCTCTGGCTTTTGACGCCGGACTCAGAGAGCTTCGGCTCCCAATGGTACTTGGGCCGCGAGGTAATGTTCTTGTCGTACCATGCGCCCCGCTTGATCTGGTAGTGCCGCTGGCGCTTCTTGAGGCCGTCGATCTCATAGTCGATCTCGATGTCGGGGTCGACTTCGGGATCGTCCACGGGAATGCTATAGCCGCCCGCGCCCGGCCCGATACCGAACTTATCGATCAGCCAGTCGCGGGGCAGCAGTCGCCGCTCCGCCAGGTCGCCCACCACATCCTTCGGCCGCTTTCCGCGACGGCGGATGCTGGTGCGGTCGAGAATGAAGTCCTCCAGGGCGTTCAGGTTCGTGACGCTGCTCATGGGCGAGCAGGACGCCATGCACTTGACGCCGCCGCTCTCTGGGTTCACACGCAGAGACGGCGTGCTGTCATCGTGTCCTGGGCAATGGATGCTGATCCAGCCGTCCTCGTTCTGCTCTAGGTCACAGCCGTCGAGTACAGCGGGCCGCAGCGCCAGGATGCTTTCCCAAACGGCTGGCCAGGGCGGCAACTTCGCCACTAATCGTGCTCCTCGTGCTCCTCGTGATCTTCATCGCCCATGCCGGTGTGGATGCAGACGTGAACGTCGTGGGCCACCACGTCCAGGTCGAGATCGCTGCCGTCCGGGTTGCCCGTGACGGCCTTGGCGATGGCATCCTCCGGCGAATCGGCGCGTTGGACGAGAATTGTCTGGTGGGTGTCGATGTCCACCAGGTACTCGCCGCTCTCGCCAGGATCATCCTCTCGCGGCTTCACCGGGAACTCCTGGATGTTGACAGGGCCGACTGGTGCTCCCACGCGGGACGATTCATCATTGTGGCTCATGCTTTCCTCCCCTTCAAGCGCCGCAGCGCGATTCCGCAATACTCTGGGCTGATGTCGACCCCAATGAAGCCGAAGCCCTCCTCGGTGGCGGCCAGCAGCGTCGAGCCGCTTCCGCAGAACGGGTCGAGCACTACGCCGTCTGGCGGCGTCACCAGGCGGACGAGCCAGCGCATCAGGGCGATGGGTTTGACCGTCGGGTGCTTGTTGTCCTCGCCGCGCTCCTTCTTCGTTGCCTTCGGGCAGTAGAAGAAGCGTGACGCCCCGTCAGTTTGGGCGTCGACCATCCCGGCCGGGCAATCGGGCTCATGGGCGAAGCCTCCCCCTTCGCGGCGCGTGGCTCCGGGCGTACCTGTAATGTTCGTGGCCCCCTTGTCCGCGTAACGGCGGCCCTTCGCTGGTTCCTTAGCGCGGCTCTTGACCTTCTCCGGCAGCGGCTGAGGATCAACGCACGTACATTGTAGCAGAACATTGGCTGGCCAGCGACCCAGAGCGTTAGTGCGCTCAACTGATGCCCGCTGTGCCTCCGCCATCTTCTCCTTGCTGCCCTTGCTGAAGCCGAGATCGCTGCCTACGACGCCCTTCCGCTTCGCCGGATCGCTCTGGGGCGTGTGGACGACCTCGCCGCCCGTCGAAATGCGGGTGCCGTCGATGTTCAGCGCGCCGGTGCCCCACTTGAGGACGTTGGCGGCGACGGTCTCTTCTGTCAATGGCTTCCGGGCCAGCAGGATCGGCTCCCATGCGGGCTTGAGCGCCGTCCCCCAACCCCCCCACTCTTTAGCGGCGTTGGTGGCCGGTGCCGTCAAGTATTTAGGCCGTGCCTGTCCTCCAGAGTAAACAGATTCCGTATGCACACGCTGACGATAATTCGGGTCACGTCCCACTACTTCTCGTTCCGCCCCAGCCGCCTTGTCGATAGCCTTGCTCACGTCCATTGACTTCGGCATCCCCTGTCCGTACAGCCAGATCAGCAGGTCGCGCACCTCGAACCCCGCGTCCTCGACGGCGCACCACATTCGATGATGCGTGCGGGTGCCGCCGAACACGACCATGTGACCGCCTGGCTTCAAGACGCGCAAGCACGCCTTCCAGGTCTCCGGCCGGAACGAGACGCCGCTGGCGTCCCAGCCTTTGCCCATGAACTTTAGCTCGTAGGGCGGGTCGACGGCGATAGCCTCCACTGAATCATCCTCCAGGAGCGCCAGGGCCTCCAGGATGTCGCCCTCGATAATGAGGCCGTCCATCTTGTCCAGCCAGTGTTGCTTCGTCATCGACTATTCAATTCGGATCGCCGCCTTCGGATAGTTGGGCGAGAACCATACGCACTCCTCCTGCGTACCGCGCTTGCCGCCCCGCTTTACGCGGGCCGCGTTGTTGGGCCGACTGATGAGGCGCTTGCGCCAGCCAGCCACTTCGAGCGGTTCATAGATTTCGTGTTCATAACCGCTCAGAACGGCCAGGCCCTTGATCGGGAGCAGTGCCGCCACCAGTGCTCGATGCTGATCGTTGGACATTTCATTGGCGTAGCTCGCTTTGTCCACGCGCTCAGAGTGAACGTAGGGTGGATCGAGGTAGAACAACGTCTCTGGATCGTCGTACCGCTTGATGCACTTTTCGAAGCCCTCGCCGTCAATCTGCACCCGCCGGAGCCGTTGGATGGCCTCTGGTAGCCGATCAATCACACGGAGCCAGCGGCTCGTGGCCGCAGACATTCCGCCGCTGGAATTGGCCTTACAGAACCGCCAGCCCGCCGTCGTGCTGCCGGAGAACGATTGGTGCATGACCACGAAGAACCGCCGGGCCTTCTCCATTTCGTCGATGCCCTTCGCGCGCCAGTTGTCGCGGCAGAATTTATACTCCTGCCGACTGTGTGGCGTCAGCAGCAGCAGATCGCGCAGCAGATGGCCATCCTCGCCGTCCCGGTACTTGTCCTGAAGTACAGTGAAGAAGTTTACCAGCCCGTCGTCGATGTCGTTGTAGACCTCGACCTCTGCCGGTTCTTCAATAGCAAACAGAAGGGTTGCGGCACCGCCGAAGACCTCAACATAGTTATGATGTGGCGGCAGGGGCAGCAGGTACTTCACGAGCCATCCCTTTGCTCCATACCAGCGCGCGGGCGTGAGCATTAGGCGATCCTCCGGTAGAACTCCTCGTATTTGGCCCGTAGGTGATCTCCTTCATCGAGCACCTTCATCTTTCGGGCGTTCACAAACCACGTGGAGTAGCGCGACCAGTCCGTCTGCACCGCCTCGTTGAGCGGCCCACGACCGATCTCCTGTGCCCGTTCTAGCGTGGTGCCATAGAGCCGGGCTTCATCAACGATATAGAAGAGGATGTACACCCGAATCGTCCCATCCTTCGAGTGATCGATGTAGCGGCTGAGTTGGTTGCGCTCGATACCCGCATCGCTGGTGCCCATCGCGTGGGTGTAAGTGAGTTCCGACTTTCCCTTCGCCTCGACGAGCCGTAGCTCACGGCCCCGGAGCAACGTGAAATCCGGGTGCGAATCAGGGACATCCAGGTTCTCCGTGACATGCCAGCCATGCGATTCTTCGGTCTCCTTGAGCCACCAACCAACGAGCGATTGCGCCGCTCGGCCGATGCGCTTGTCCTTTAGAGATAGTTGCTTCTTCACTCCAGCCTCACTCTTCTTCGGAATCTTGCCACGGGAGCTTTTGGCCACGTCGTCCTAAATCCCAGCCCGACTCTACCCAGACACGGAATGTGTATTGCCAATCCTTTCGGCCGACAAGCAGACCAGCAAGCCACCAGCGGAAGCGTCGCGTGCGGGAGCGTTTCATGATTCCCTCATCTTCGGCAGTGACACGCCGCCCTTATCCTTCCACTCGCTCACCAGGCGCGGCAGGTGGAATTGGAAGAACGGCAGCGTGGACGGCTCATCGGCTCGCCGATGGCGGAAGAACCAGGTGGCGACCTGCTTCAACGTCTCCAGCGAGTACGTGCGCAGCATCTCGTCAATGAGCGCCGTGTCCCGGCCCCGGCCTCGCTGCGGGCGCGGGTACGGTTCCTCGACATGGCGCTCGTGTAGTTCGCACCAATGATTGATGAATTCCCAGACCGTGCGCCACGGCGTCTTGGGCGCACTGGCGCGCTTCTCGACTGGCGGGGCGTCGGGATCGACCTCCGGCACCGCGTTTACGGTGATCGTCGGCGGCCGCTCCTCCGTGTCGAGCCAGAGGAAGCCGTACCCCTCTAGCTCCTGGACGACGACACCGAAGCGCGTCTTGCTGATGCCCAGGTATCGGGTGATGCGGGTGATGCTGACCTCCGTCCCCGCCAGGCGGTCGTCTGACAGCGCCTCATAGACCATGCTCGCCTCCCGCGAGACGACGTGCTTCCAGTGCTCATCCCAGTGGTCAGGGAGCCGGTCTAGCGGCTCGGCGTGCGTAATGCAGAATGTGGCGTCAGCCATTCGACCCCCTTACGTCACCTTTCCTAATCCTAGCCATTAGCGCCTTCGGTGTCAATGTCTCCTGCGGGAATCCGGCATCCTTCACTGCTTGGAGCCGTTGCTTGCTGTGCCCGACGAGGTACTTGTCCGAGTGGGAGTCCCAGATGTCGAACACCGCGAGGTAGTCCTTGCCCTCGACTACTCGCAGCCCGCGCCCGATGCGCTGGATGACCTTGTGACGCGCTTTGCCGCCCCCAGCTAGGATGAGCGCCCCAATCTCCGGTACGTTCACGCCCTCGTCGAAGATCGTCGTGGAGATAGCACAGGTGATGCGGCCGTCCTGTAACGCCTCCATCACCGCGAGGCGCTTCTCCGTCGAGTCGGTGCCGGAGATGAATTCGGCGCGCACATCGATCTCTCGGAGGGCGCGCTTGATGTTGCGGCCCTGCTCTGACCATGCCACCAAGATCAGCGTAGGCACGCCCCATCCCTCAGACGTGCCCTGCGCGATCTCCGCGATGAGCCGATTGCGCTTCACGTGGTCGGCGATGCCGTCGCGGTACACGTCGATGTACCGCATCTCCTCGTCATCCAAGAGCGGGAACTTCGGGGCGACCGTAACCACGAACGGCTCCGTCAGCCAGCCTTCCTCAATGGCCTCCTTCGCCTTGAACGAGTAGAAGATTTCGCCCGTGGCCCCAGTGAGCTTCAACTCAGTGATGGGGTCGGACTTCGTAGGCGTGGCGCTGTAGCCGAAGCGCCAGTAGGCGGGGATGCAGTTGACCACGGGCCACCATGTCTTGGCCGTGGAGCGGTGGCACTCGTCTAGGTGCAGGGCGTCGAACGTCGCCAGCCATTCCCGCGTCACCTCGGACTCGGTGAAGTCAAGCTCGCCGCTGCAACGACGGAGGCCCTTCTTCACGTCACAGGTGCGCTGGTCTAGCTCCCCTGCCGCGCCACAGCGCAGGCAGACTGGCATCAGCCGCCGCACGAGCGTTTGGTAGAGGGCGGCCGTGATGAGGCCGGGTGATTCCACGTCATCGCCCACGATGCCGTACAGGTGCTCTGGGTCAGCGTTAGGGAAGGCGAGACGGGCCGCCTCACGGTCGGTGCCCTGGAACCGGCGGATGGTCTGCCACGCCAGGTCGCGGGAGGCGACGATGATGAGGGAGCGGCACGCCAGCCGCCGGATCATCTCCGCCATGATCTCTGTCTTGCCGGTGCCGGTCGCCGCGTCGAACACACCGCGCTTGGCCGCCTCAGCGCGATTACAGGCGTCCTCCTGGTAGGGCCGGAGGTCAATGTTGGTCAACTGCCCGCCCACTAGCTGGGGCTCAACCAGGGGCGGCTGCGAGCGATCTTCGATGTCGACGTCGACGCCTAGCTCCTGGAGCCGCGCCCCGGTGCGGGCTGTCAATCCACCAGGGAGGGTGCCGCTCTGCCGCCGGTAAAGAGAAATGTATCCATCCCAGGTGCCGTTCCGATACTTCGGCATAAACGCGAACCCCTCCGGTCGGAATCGAAGGAGTCGATACGTTGCATCGACTACGCCGGGATCGTTGGTACGAAGACGTGCCCATACTTCATTATAAACGAGGTGGGCCGTGGCCCCCGCGCTGGGCAGGATGGGCACACGGCTTACGGCGCGCTTCTTGGCCCGCCACTGCTTGACTCGCCAGTAGGAACCTTTCTTACGCGGCAATGGCGGCTCGCTTTCGCCTGCGGTAACGGCGTGAGGCTTCGTTCACACACATTCGACATCCTCGCCAACCACTGGGATAGGTGTAGAGATTATCGCCGGAGTAGGAATGCCCGGCCGGGCAATGGGTTTTACGTCGATGGGATGAATCGCCCCGCAAATTATTGATGCGGTGCGTAACCGCTTCCAGATGCAAGGGGCGGACGCAAGCAGGACGGCGACAGAGATGATCCAATTCCAGGCCGTCGGGGATGGAACCGACCCAGTGCTCATACGCCCAACGGTGGGCTAGCACCATATGGCCGCCAGCCCAGAAACGACCATAGCCGCCATTGTTTTTCGTGCCAAGCCAGAGCCAATGAGTCGAGGTCTTCCGCACCTTGGCCCAGAATCGGGCTTCCTCGTTCGCCAAGGACTACTTCTCCGCAGGCTGTCGCGGTTCGGGCTCCGCGTCCGGCTTCGCCTTGTCCTTCGGCGTCAGTTTCACAATCTCCGCAGTCAGCTTCTCGATGGCCTGCTGGGCGGCGCGAAGTTCCTGGATGAGTTGCTGGTTCTCCGAGCTAAGGATGGTGCGCTCGACCTCGACCTCGGCGAACCGCGCTTTCAGGACGG